CAAGAATTTAACCAGTCTTAATTTTAAGGACGTAGGAGGCTGTACTAATTTCATTACTCTTGCAAAATGCCCAAGCCTTGCGTCTTTGAAGTTCCCTGTAATGGAATGGGTAAACGAGGCTATATCAATCTCCTACATGCTGGCTTTGGAAGAGCTGGATTATTCTCTATTAGAATATTCTGCGAATTTTACATTAACCTACGCCCCAAGCCTAACAGAGCTACTCCTTCCTGAATACGAGGTAACTAACGGCGGTTTTATAGTACAGAATATGACCGATGAAGAAAAAACGGCGCATCCAGAGTATAAAGTTATCGGAGGTTACTTAAAGAAAATTGATTATAAAGAAGCGTGGAAGAAAGTTCCGAAAGAGGTTATAGACAAGATTAAGAAACTGAAAAATTTCAACAAGAAAGTGTTTTTTGAATTGACGGGTTTAAAGGTTTAAGGAGGCAAAATGAGAAAAGGGCAGGCTGAGATTTTTATTATGGTAGTTGGTTTAATCTTTGTGTTTATCGTAGCTGCCATTTTTATTATTCTTAGTTCCGGCATAGTTGTAAATACGAACTAAAACAACAGGCTAATGGGGAGAAGGTATGGCAAGAGAAGAAGTAAACAAGGAGGATTAAATGGAAAAGGGCGAATTTAAAAAATTGATTGAAGTTTCTGTCGCTAAAGTAGTAAGGGAAAAAGTTGATAATTTAGACCGCATTGTTGATGATTTGGTTAAGCAAGCTATTTGTTCATTGTTAGGTATTGAATATCGCTGGGGAGGTAGAGCAGAAATAGACCATTGCAACGGAAGAAACTCTATTCTTACAAAAGTTATTGAAGAAAGAGCCAAGGAACAAGTAGAAAAAATAGTTAAATCTTTTAAAATTGACGCTAATGACAAATACGTAGAGAGCGCTTTTAAAAAAGAGTATCATCAGCAATTACAAAATCAATTAAAATATTATGCAGAAGGCACAGCTAAATCAATGGCTGAAAAGGTTATCAGTAACTATACCGAAAAAGAATTAGAAAAGATTGGATTTGAAAAAATAGAGAAGAAGTAAAAACCGAGGTGGAAGAATGATAAAAAGTAAAGAGAAAAAGAGTAAGATTGAAATTGATTTGACTGGCCCAGAGGGAAATGCTTTTAGCCTTATTGGTTGTGCAAGAAAGTTATGTAGGCAATTAGAAAAAGATTTTGAGCCAATTCAAAAAGAAATGACAAGCGGTGATTATGAAAATCTTGTTAAAGTTTTTGATAGAGAGTTTGGAGATTGGGTAATTCTTTATAGATAAACGTTCTTTTAAATCGCAACGGCAGTAGTCGTGTTTGGCAGAGCGAAAGCGTAATTAGCAAGGATAATGATAGCCGAACGCTAATGCAACCTAAACCTTGCCTGCCGTTGCATTGTTAATAATGACATTTGTGGAAGTGGCGTTCTTAATTCGTAGCGTGTAGGCGTGCAAAGAACGACAGTAGGTAATATTACTGTGGTTAATACCCCAAAAGCTATTCGGCTTAAGACGATTAGTCTGAAATCCTGCCTTCCACAGATGTCTTTGATAATTAGGGCAAGTATTATAAACATCATCGGTGGTGGCAGCGTAAGTGGTGGTTTAGCGTGAGATAACTTCAAAGCGGAGTGGCTGTAACTGCCTATCACCACCGAGATTAAAAGAGGAGGAAGTATGAGTAAGGTGGATGAGATATTAGATGATTTAAGTTCTCCCGAATTAAAAGCATACAGAGATATTGACAAAGCCAAATCCTCTCTCCGGCAGATGATTGAGGGGTTATCAAGCTATGAAGGTAATAGTCTTTCTAATTATGAAATTATGTTAAAAAAAGATGACGTTCTCAACTTGTTTAAATGAGGTGATGTATGCAAATTTTATTAGCTATCTTATTATCGATATTAATGACTTTTACTTGTTTATATTCACATAAAGATTTAAGAATAGAAAGGAGTATAAGACTTCTGTGCTTATTAGCTATATGGTTAATTGCAATAAGTTTAGGTAGATTAATGGGGAGGTGATGTATGAAAAGAGCTAAAAGATTGTTGATGGAAAGTAAACAAGCAAAGTTACACCATCCATTTTGTGTCTATCTTCATAACAATAGAAAAGATGGAGAAGATTGGAGTTGTGTATGCTTTTTAATGAAAAAATATTTAAAATTTGTTAAAACGCATATTATCAAAATAGAACTCCCCACAACAAAAAAAGGAGTCCACTAATGACTAATTGGAAAGAGAAAACGTGTGAGAAGTGTAAATTTGTAGTTGATGATTATTGTAGAAGAACACCATATCTGTATAAAGTTTGGGTTTTTAATGTTGTTCCTATGGTTGGAGAAACCACACCAAGAGCCATTAAAAAATATAATCAAGCCTGTGCCGAGTTCAAACAGAAGGAGAAAGATAATGATTGAAAATAACAACTTACTAAAAGTGGAGGGGTTAAAGTGAGAAGTGCAAACAATAGAATTGTAACAACATCTTATACTGACGGTAATATTGGCTCTGGTCATTATTGTCATTGTGGACACGAATTAACTTGGGAAGAATGGCAGGAAGTTAAAGAAAGGGGTAGAAGTATTTGCGGTCATCCTAAAAAAGTGGAGGGGTTGAGATGAAAGATATTGATTTATTAACGGTGGGTTATCACAAGGGAGAAATAGATTTTAGTATTTGTGGCGCTGTAAGTGATTTATCAAGAGAAGAACTAGCTTCATTTAGAAATATGATAATTGTTGCTATTTATCAAGCAGAAGATATGTGGAGAAGAAATCATCAAACAGAAGCAGGAGATTGCAGTAAGGAGTCTAAATGAATCTACCCACAAGAGAGGAAGCGAGGGAAGCATTAGCTTGGTTTGAACCTAATTTAGAAGAAAATATAGGTTTAACTCCAGACCATATACATTCTATTGAAGTATTTAAAAAGATAGCCTTAGCCTACACCTCCGGCTCTCTCATCGAGGCGAGGACGGAGGGGGAGATATTTAACATACTTCATTCAAAGTTTTTAGGATTAACGATAGATGATGAGAATAAGATAGCCCACGCTTTAGTGGGGAAGGTGTGAATAATGAGTAATTCCCAATGTCTTGAATGTGCTAATATTTGTAAAGCTACTCATCTAAGAAAAAGATGCTCGTTATTCGAAATGACGTTGTTGATAACAAGGATTTGTAAAGATGAAGTTGAAGTGAAAATATTAAAGAAAGACATATTCTTTTTAGTTAAGATTGCTGATTTTAAGAAGAAAATTCCATTAAGATATGGGCAAGAATTTAGTTCAAATGATTTAAGAAAGAGGATTAAAAAGGCAGGTGAAAAATGAAGGTTAAAAAGCATTACCCTATCCACGTTTACGATAAAACATTTATGGTTAATTTTTATATTAGTTATGGGGTATGCGAACATATTTATCAAAAAGCTGTTAAAGGGATTTTACAGTGCGAGCCACAAGTAGATTTAAAAGACGGTAATATGTCTATATATGACAATAAAAAGAATGGGTCGCAAATTTATTGGATATGGACAAAATATAAAGATGTGTCTTGTCTTGTGCACGAATGTTTTCACGCCATACATTTTTTACTTAAAGACAAGGGAATTAAGTTAAGCCACGATAGTGATGAGATTTATGCTTATATGCTACAAATGTTAGTGAAGGAGGTATTAAAATGATTGATGAGAAAGAATTGAGGGAAGCCCTTAAAGGTATAGATTCTTATAGTAAAGAATATTATCGAATATATCAAAAAATGTCGTAGCTTTTATTGGAAGATAGATAAAGACAATAAAATCATACCTTCAGTAAATGAATTAGAGAGATTTGTTAAAGGTTTAGATATTTATGATAAATATTTTCCTAAATTTCAACGAAAACAGTTGGCTCAATTAATAGTTAATTATTTAAAGGGGAGGTAATTGAATGCAAGAACTAGCCCAATCCCTACACGAGGAAATGAAGAGGAGGGTGAGATGATAATACTTAAAATCTTAGGCTCTATTTTACTTGTAATCCTAATCTATTTATTTACGACAGCGATGTTTATAATATGCGGTTTGCAATGCCTGGCTATATGGCTCTTAAAACCTATTACTAACTTTTTTGCTAATGCTGACCCTACCGATGACAATATTGGCTGATAAATTAGTGTTACTGGAATGATTGTGATGATTAAAATAAAAAATTCTGGGGGATGTCGGGAGAATATGCGGAATATCCCGTTTTGGCAGAGATAATATCAATGCCCTCCCCAGTTAATATAATATATCGTTACGCAGTAAAGGAGGCTATGCACAATTTAACCCTAGACAATATACCGTTAGCCCTGACAAATGATAAACTTGAACAACTAATAAACAACCCCCTTGAAGACCGTAAGCCCTATGCCGAAGGATTGCTCTATGAAAAAACAATGTTAATGGTTGCAGCCGAACCTGGATGCGGAAAATCAACGATAGCCCTGCAAGCCGCCATAGAATTAGCCTCTGGACTACCTGTTTTTGGATATTTTCAAGTCCCCCGTCCCTTAAAAGTCCTCTATATACAATGGGAAAGGTCTATAATAGAAGTTGTAGAGCGGTTGCAACAGCTCATTAAAACCTACAAACTCCCTAAAGAAAACCTTGCAGTCACCGATGAATATCAAAAGCTCAATATATTCCGTGATTATGACCTCTTAATTAAATGTATTAACCGAGATTGCCCTAAGGTAGACCTTATAATCATTGACCCCATCTATTCAACCATGATAGGTGGGCTTAAAGATGACCGCCCTGCCGCCATGTTTACCCATATTATGTCTAAAGTCCAAAAGAGTTTAGGCTGTTCAATGTGGTATAATCACCATACAATTAAACAACAACATTCATCTGATGGCAAAACAATCGAGAAAGACGACCCCTTTTATGGCTCTCAGTGGCTTAAAGCCCACGTTACAGGCTCATATCATATGAAAAAGTCAGATGAAGGGGTGCTATTAACCTGTAAAAAGGACAATTATAGCATACTTACCAAGTCAATAGACCTTGCTTATAATCCTGAAACCCATGTGTCACTACTTTCTGACCTTACTAAGTTACAACCTATTGACCGCCTCAAAGCCTTTTTAAGGTCAAAACAAGCCCTAAAATTACCCTTTACTTTTGCCCAGATTGAAGCCGAAACCCAGCTGTGCACGAGGACAGTCAGAAGATTGCTATGCACAACTGAAATTGAGGGTATGTTAAGTGTAGAAAACGTAGACAGGAACAAGAAAATTTACAGAATGAAAGAGTGAAAATTCAGTTGTGCAGTGCACCCCCTCTCTTATTAGAACACTTATTGGTGCACAACTGACCCACCAGGGTATCAGATTGGGGTACAGATTGAGGGTCAGTAATGGAGGTCAGTTAAGTGCCTAATGAAAAGACCAATTACAAGATAAGATTGTGTAAGGGGTGCGGTAAGCGCAAGACCACCTCTTATTACTGTCATAAGTGTAAGGCAAAGAAAAGGGCTAAGAGTTTGAGGTATGTGTCGGAGTATGTTTAATAACAAAAGGAGGATTATATGGAAATACTAGAAAGCGTTAAGAGTGGGACAAAGAGGGCAGGAAAAACTGACCTCTTTAATTATTTAAATGGGAAAAGGCTTACCCAACGTCAAGCAATTCGTGCCAAATGCTATGATTGTGACGGTATGGGCGATACAGGAGATTGTGATATTAAAGACTGCAGTTTATATCCTTACTCACCATTCAAGCAAAAGTAATTGATTTTATTAACTTTTTGCTAGTTTTTAAGTATCAATAAATATGTCGGGTCATTCCCTCTTTATATGGGTAATATTAGAAACTCCAGGGGGTCATGTGGAAGCCCTCCCAGCAAAATATTTTTGAATGTAGGGGTTATATCAGACACCACCCCGATTAAAGCTGTTTTTGGGGTATTCCTGCCTTTCCCTTCAATGCCTTTCTAATAACCTCAATAACATTAATGCCCTTAGCCCTTAAAGCCTGCCAATAACGCTCATGCTCCTCGTCCAGCTTAATTAAATGACTATATTGCGCCTTATTCATTATTTAACCCTCCAGATTGCCATAGCAAATATTAATAACACTAGTGCCGCCTTATAATGCCCCATATAACAGAGTATCAATAAAGATATATATACAAAGTCCATTATTTACCCCTCTTTTGCCACCTGTAATCAGTGCTACGCAGTGTAAAGATAATAGTTTCAACATCAGTCTTCCTGACCTTATACCGCCTTGACACCAACTTAGCAATATTATTATCATTAACACCCCTTTCGTGATACCGCTTAATATCCTCAATAACCTTTCTGACGTCCATTAGTTGCCCTCCTTCTTGCGTATATTAATATATATAGCCCTTAATTGTCTTAATCTCATAGCTTTAAACTTACCAGCTGGATAACGTTTTAGTAACCATTCAACATACTGCCAGCGATATTGTGGGATATAAAAGTTATTCATCATACAGGGTAATATTAGTTCCATGCTGTTCATTATAAATATCTAAGATGTCTTGCCACTTAGGCTTTTTTTCTTCTTGTTTAACCGGCTCATCTTGTTGTGTATGCCCCAATGACTGGCAGAAGATAATCAATATCACAGTCGCTATGATTGATATTGCTATTTGTAATGGTTTCATTTTGACACCTCTTTTAGTGGCTTATTACACCTTATACAGATTAAAGGATTATTCTTTGTTGTTAATGCTGTTCCATTACAGGTGTCACAAGGCAACCAAGTTTTTAACCCAAGTAGAGCATCTTCTTTTGTTTTATACCCAGTAACAAGATAATCTCCATAAGCCAAAAATTCACCTCTATTGAAATCAGTTAAATCACCGCTTTCATTATAACTATCAACTTCTTGAGTTTTTGTATTACAATACCACTTTTTCATCTTTACCCCCTTAGCCTTGAAAGGCTTAATATATACAAACTGCTTGTGTATAGTTGTTCTCTGGTATCTTAACCGTGTCTAAATATATCGTTGCGCCTCTGGGGTCTGTTTGGAAGTAGACAAATAACCCCAAAATCAAAGCCTTAGCTTCAACCATTCTATAATATGGTTTCATAAAATTGTCATATTCACCATTATCATAATTAAGATTAAGCTCTCCATTGCAATCTTGTTCATATAGCCTGTGTAATTTCTCACCTTCACGCCTAAACCAATTATATTGATTCTTGCTTATCCCTAAACGCTTACACGCTCTTTCCCTATCCTGATTGTATACGGCTCTTTCTTTGGCGTTATACATTCTGCCCCCTTTGTTATCCTGTGCCTTACTTACTTGCAAGGCTGATTAAAGTGTTCCTTAAACCATTCTTGATTCATTCCACACTTGCCACAACGTATATCATTTTTCATTTTGGGATTGTCTACAATAACCCAGTCGTGCTTATCATAATTACAGTCTTTGGATAACTCTTCTAGTTTATACGCTTCCTTTCTTGAAATATGCCTCATTCTCTCCTCCTTGTTTAGTAGGTTGATATTATATACCTTGCACTATTGACAAGGATTGTTATAGTCCTTTTACAAACCTTTCTAAGTCTTTTATTGCTAGTAATAAATATAAGCAATTTTCAATTGGAACATCACCACCGTCTCTTATCTCTTTAAGTACCCCTAGACAATTTTTTGCATCTTCTTTGATAACATTTTTTACTGCTTCTTTGGAAATCATTTTATCCCTCCTCTTTTTACCCTCTTTTTAATTTAAGCCTTTAGGCATTGGCTACCAATAAAGCAACTATCTGTCCATTTAATGTTTGCTTAATTTCGTAAAAGTTATTTTTGCAGTCAATAACTTCCGTTAAAATTTCATTACATAAAAAAGTATCTTTTTTGGCTACTGGTATTATCCCATAATCTAAAGTTTTTAGTTTCATATATTTTTATTTCTTGCCCTCTTTTTATTATTAAGCCTTTGGGTGTTGGCTTGTTACCTATATATAAGCTCTGCTTAACTTAGATATACTATACCATTTAATACTATGTCTTGTCAAGCATTTTATCAAACTATCGTATCGCTTAACTCATTGATATATATACACTTATAAACTCAGTTAAAATAATCTATTGACAATACACTAATTATTACAATTTAGATGACTAACAATAGTAAGTGAAATACTTCACAAAGTTCTTGACAAAGCCCAGTAGTCTGTTATAATTGTGGTATAATAAAGATTGTATGCAAGACAAACAACAGCAATTAGAAATAGTATTAAGTCAGCTAAGTAACCGCGAAAAAGAGTTCGTACTTAATTACTCACTAGCTAAAAGCAAGACTGCTTTACTTAAACAATGCGGCTACTCAGTTAAGAACCCAACCACTCAAGTTAACCGCTTGCTAAGTAAAGTTAAGATCCAACAAGCCTTACTCGAACACGACAAACTCGTTAAAGAGCGCCTCACCCAATCCATAAAACTCAATGCTATCAATAGAGAAAACATACTAATCAAGTGTCAAGAGATAATAGATAAGGAAGGAGTGAAGGAAGGGGATAGACTTACTTCCCTCGCCCTCCAGTCAAAGATTTTAGGATTAACTAAAGACCAGCCAACCGTCAACATACCTATATTCTCACAATTCAATCAAAGTAATGACAGTAATACAGCCAATGACGCACAAGCCATTGATATTGAATGAGTTATACACTAATAAATAGTTAACATAATATAAATTATAGGAAGCGTATTAAATATAAAGATAGTTGCAAGTTAAGGGGTAGGGGCAGACCCCCAAGGGGGCTTGATGATACTATATTACCTCCCCACAATTTCTATAATATTTTTTACAATTTGTCCCTTACTAAAAGTTAACAATAATTATTATGGCGATTAAACGACAGAAAAAAGTTACAAGGTTTTTGATTGACCGTATTCATCCATTGTGGTTGAAAAAAATATTCCCTAATCTCAATGTGGCGAAACTATAACTTTCATAATAATAAGATTCTTGTTTGCAAACTACATCGAAAGTGTGATTGTGTTGAGTGTGAAGATTTTGAGCTAGAATGGGAATATATGGAGTCTTGGGAAGAAGGTTTGTTTGAAGGGTTAGATGGCGAAAAAAAAGATTAAAGACTTTACGCTTGATGATTGGAAAAAAGTTGTTGAAAAATGCCAGTCAGATGTTTATTTCTTTGCTAAGTTTTTCTTTCCGAACTTCCTTAAGGCTCAAACACCAAGTTTCCACTTAGAAATTTATAATGATTTACCTAAATATCCGTTTATTGCCAGAGAGGCGTTTAGGGGTGGGGCAAAATCTACGATAGGGTTAATTATATATCCTATGTGGCACTCGTTGTTTAAGCATACTGGCGATATTAGTCTTATTTCAAGGTCTGAAAACTTTGTTCTTAATGAGATTGCCCGCAGGATAAGATTTGAGTTTGAGAATAATGAACGGTTAAAACTGCTCTTTGGTAATTTAAAGACTGATAAGTGGTCAGAGAGCTACTTTACTCTCAAGAATGGCATTAGCTTTGAAAGTAAGGGCATAGAGGGGCAGTTAAGGGGCGGTAGACGTGCGTTAATAGCCCTAGATGACCTTGAAGATAATGAGAGTGTAGTTTCAGAGGAGCAAAGGGATAAGTTAAGACAGAGGATAAGTAAGGAATTGATACCTAAACTTATTCCAGGCGGTCAGATTATCTATTTTGGCACACCGATACATCCTTTGTGCTACCTTCATCAGATAATTACTACACCTGATAATGGTTGGAATAAGAAAGTTTATGATGCTTATAGTGACGGCATAGAAGAAGAAGGGCACGAGGCTTGGAAGGAGATGTTGCCTCATTCTGAACTCCAGCACCGTAAGTCAATAATGGGTAGTAATTACTTCTTTGCAGAGTATAGGTGTAAGCCGGTATCTGATGAAAAGATGCCAATTAAAGAAGAACAGATAAGATATTGGAAGGAATTACCGCAACAGTATTCTGCGGTTATAACTGTTGACCCAGCTTATTCAGAAGATGAAAGTGCCGATTATAAGGTTGCCTCAATGATTGCGATAGACCAGAACGCTAATCGTTATCTATTACATTACATTAGAACACATAATTCTTTAAATGACTTTATTAATGCAGTGCTGACGTTATGGCAGTCAAACAAGAATACAATTACTGCGATAGGAGTGCCTAATTCTGGAACTGAAAAGAGTTTCTTTGAAACATTTTGTAAGTTAGCAGAGGCTAAGAAGCTATACCCTCCAATAGTTGAGCTAAAGAATAGTTTTATTAGTGCTAATACAACTGGAACTATAAGGAACAAACGGGCAAGGATAGTTGCCGCACTACAACCCCTATTTGAGCAAGGTAAATATTTTCTTGGTTCTGAACATCTTGAGGCTAAAGATGAGCTATTAACAATAGGAGTTTCAAGGTGGGACGATATTGTGGATACAATGACATATGCGGAACAATTATTACAACCAGTGTATTTTGATACTAAAGGTATAGGGTTTGATTATCAAGAAGAACAATCAATTAATCACGGCTCAACAGGCTATGGCGACTATTAAGAAAGACCATAAGTGTAGTTGCCCTTATTATGACGATAAGACCAGGGATAAACTTGGTTTTAGGTGCGACCACTTTGGAGATTTTTATTGTGATTATGCGGTTAATGTCAGTTAAAAGTATGGGGATAAAGGGTTATCGAATTGCCACACGCTTTTGTTGGCGCATATGCGCTTGGTTCTTATTACAGACTTCTTCGTTTTTTTCTTTTCTTTTCCCCCGTGCGAAGCACGCTGATATCGAAGGTGCATACTTAAATACAAGACCACTATTAAAGTTTCTTTTAAAGCCAAGCTCAAAAGGATTACTCTTAACATATAATTTCAGCTGTTTAATGTTGAATTGCAACAAGTGTAATAAATTATTAAACGCATTAGATTTAAGCCATAAGTGCAACGGTTGGCTGGAACAGGTAGAGGAAAAATATAACGAATGGTTCAAAGAGGAAAAAAATGGCAACCAAACAACTAGACAAAAAACCAGAAACAAAAGAAGATTTATTTTCAGATTTGTGGCAACAGATTGAGGAGTCAAAGGACAACTCTCAAACTTGGCGTGATAAGACTGATAAGTTTTATCGGCTAAGGCTTCGTGAGAAAAAGACCAAGACGTTCCCATTCCCTGGCTGTTCCAATTTGCGTTTACCAACTATCGAAACTTACATTAGAAAGACCAAGGCGGCATTAGTCGCCCTCTATGCTAATGTTAAACCTCGTATGATGGTTGTTCCGCAATCAGACCGAGATTTAGATAAAGCTCGCCGGATAGAAAAGTTCCTTGACTGGATGTGTGATACCAAAATAAATCTTCTTGAGAAGTTAATCTTAATCGCTGATAAGACACTAGAGAAAGGCTTTTGTTGCGCTAAAGTCATCTGGAGAATGGAGGAAAACTGTTACACCGAAGTAATCGACCTCGATGATTTATCAGTAGAAGAAGCAATCTGGCTTTTTGACCTAGACACAACTGACGAAATGGTAATTCAGGCTTTTATCCAGAAATATAATGTAGACATGTCTGAAACTGTTCAGGCAGATAATCTTGAGAATATAACTAAGGCGGTTGCGGAAATAAGAGAAGGCAAAAGTCAGGTTAAAGTAAGCCTTAGAGATGAACTCTATAATGCGCCAGATGTTGTAGTGGTTGACCCCTTAAACTGTTATGTTCCAA